ATAATGGGTGTGGCGGAAGGTGCCATGAAAGATATCATGCATGCCGATGCCGAACAACTGGAGTTGAAAGATTTTATTGAGAAGTATGGTAATGAAGATTGGGTCAAAGAATTTTGGCATAATATAAACGATATCGGCGATCATACTCTACATGAAGTTACAGAAGCCCGTGATCCTAAAGAATTTATCAGGCAGCTAGCAGATCTGAGTCGCGCTGATTTAATCAACGACGATGAAATCATTAACGCTGATGATGCCATCAATGAAATCAATAAGTTAATCAATAAGTTGGGAATTAAAAATTTAGAGGTCACTACTGGATCCGAAAATATATACATAAACGATAAAACAAATACAAAAGATAAAAATCGTCCTCAAATTCTTCCAAAAACCGAAATACATTTAACTTACGGACGAGATGGCCATAGATTTGCCAAGCGTTCAGATGTAGAACGCGCTAAAATTAGTATTCGTAGAAGATATCAAGATGGCTATATCAAAGAAGAATCTGCTATGTTTGAAGATGAACTTAGCGAAGAACAATTAAAAGAGAAATTAAAAAAAGAGATGAATTTGTTTATGAAATCGCATCGTTCTAAGAATAAAGAACTAAGTACGAAACCCAAGGACAGGGAAATTCATAAAAAGGTATAACATTTAGGATATTAAATTTATGTTACAAGAAAAACTTAAAGTTGTTTTAGGTACTACGTTCACGTTTTATGTTAAAACACATGGATTTCATTTTAATGTAGAAGGTCCAAACTTCCCTCAATATCACTCATTCTTAGGTGATTTATATACCGAAGTCTATGGCACTATTGATACACTAGGAGAAATTATTAGACAACTGGATTCATATACTCCTGGATCATTGGCAAGATATCAAGAGTTGAGTGTAATCGACGAACAATTAAAGGTACCTCGTGCTGAACTAATGATACAAGAATTGTACGATGACAATCAAAAGATTATTGTGCTATTAAAAGAAACATTTCATCTATGTGAAGAGGCAGATGAGCAAGGTATTGCCAACTTTATAGCAGAACGTATTGATGCTCATAGTAAATGGAAATGGCAATTGAGTAGTATCTTAAAGACTAACAGAGGATAGCGTGAAGCATTGGCAAGAATACGTTAAGCATAGTTATGATTTAATATTAGAAGCAGAGGGACGTAGTTCAGTAAATCTGCCTCATGATGTAGAAGCATGGATGGTTCATGCTTTTGCTCGTTGGATGGAACAACCGCGTATATTAGATGAGCCTGTGGCTATTAAGTTTATGACGATCATGCAAACTCAGGGTACAGAGAGGCAGCATGGGTTTGAGAGAGTAGCAGAAGAATGTATGCTCGTAGATGGTCTTAGATTTAACTATCATCGTTGGCCAAGCGAATTCTATTATCGTGATATGAGCATGATGGCTTTAGAGTATCGAGCTTATAGTGAGCGACCACCTGAGTTGTTTTATACTGATCTTGCTCGTATCTATCCAAAATGTGTAAGAGTATTGGAATATTGTAGAGCATAATCTTCCAAAAAGCATTGACTTTTTACGTCAAGAGAGTAGAATAACTACTCTACTAACTTACATGGAAACAATATGTCAGGTCAAACTTTCAGTGCCGATCAAAAGGCAAAACTCACTCAACTTATCAACGAAGGCTGTCAAGTTCTACATGAAATTGACACTCTAAACGGCGGACTAACTGATACTATCAAGGCAATTGCCGAAGAACTAAACATCAAGAGTTCTGTCCTCAAACGAGCAATTAAAATTGCTCACAAGGCTGAACTACAAAAAACTCAAGCCGAGCAACAGTTGTTAGAAGATATTCTACAGACTGTGGGCAAAACACTTTAATGAGTTACGTTGATGCTATCATTGATCGTGATCGCGATGTTATTCATGTTGTGGAACGTGATAAAAAAGGTCGGCGTCTTTATCAAGAATTTCCTGCTAATTGGACGTTCTATTACGACGATCCCCGAGGGAAATTCAGAACGATTTACGGAACGTCGGTAAGCAGATTCAGTTCTAAACGACGTAGTGAATTTCAAAAAGAACTAAGAGTTCAGTCTGGAAAACGCTTGTGGGAAAGTGATATCAATCCTGTATTCAGATGTTTGGCTGATAACTATCAGGATGCTCAGCCTCCACAATTGCATACAGTGTTCTTTGACATTGAGACTGACTTTAATCCTGAGCGAGGGTTTGCTTTGCCCGAGGATCCGTTTAACCCTGTCACGGCAATTAGTCTATATCAAGATTGGACTGGCGAACTATTCACTTTATGTTTGCCTCCAAAAACTCTAACCCCAGAACAAAGTCAATCAATTGCTGATAAGTTCTCTAATACACTTATTTGTGAGAATGAAGCAGAGATGTTCGAGGCATTCTTTCAACTGATTGAAGATTCAGATTGTCTAACAGGTTGGAACAGTTCAGGGTATGATATTCCCTATATGGTCAATAGAGTAACTCGTGTTCTTAGCAAGGATGATACTCGTAGATTTTGCTTGTGGAATCAGTTTCCTAAGCCAAGAACTTATATAATGTTCGAGAAAGAACAACAAACATACGATCTTATTGGTCGTATTCATATGGACTATCTTGAGCTTTACAAAAAATATAACTATGAGCAACGACATAGTTATAAACTCGACTACATTGGCGAAATGGAAGTTGGCGAGAATAAAACTCAGTACGAGGGAACACTTGATCAACTTTACAATCGTGATTGGTTTAAGTTCTTAGAGTATAATCGTCAAGATACGATGTTGCTTTACAAGATTCATGCTAAGCTTAAGTTCTTGGATCTTGCTAATAGTATCGCTCATCAAAACACAGTGCTCTTACAAACAGTTATGGGTTCTGTTGCTATGATCGATCAGGCTATCATTAACGAGGCTCATAGTCAGGGTCTTATAGTTCCAGATAAACGAAAGGTGAATATCGATGAAGAACCAACAGCGGCAGGTGCCTATGTTGCTACGCCCAAAAAAGGAATTCACGAATGGGTTGCAGCCGTTGACATTAACTCGCTTTACCCATCAACGATCCGCGCTCTTAACATGGCCGCAGAAACGATCATTGGACAAATCAGACCTGATTTAACCAACAAATATATCGATTCAAAAATCAAAAGTGGTAGTTCATTTGCTGGAGCATGGGACAGCATGTTCGGCACATTAGAATATGAAGCAGTGATGAAGAAAGATCCAGCAACCATTCTTACCGTAGATTGGGAACAAGGTGGTAGTGATCTTGTTAGCGCTGCTGAACTTTGGCAAATCATCTTTGATGGTAATAATCCTTGGATGCTAACTGCTAATGGTACTATTTTTACTTATGAACGTGAGGGTATTGTTCCCAGTCTGCTTACTCGTTGGTACAGCGAACGTAAGGATCTTCAAAAGAAACTAAAGCAGGCACAAGAAGCTTCTGATAAAGAACAAATAGAGTTTTATGATAAACGGCAGTTGGTTCGTAAGATTCTGTTGAATAGTGCATATGGAGCATTGCTTAATCCTCATTGTAGATTCTATGATATCAGAATTGGTCAAAGTACTACGCTGAATGGCAGACAAATTGTCAAGCATATGAGCGCTTATCTGAATGAATTGATTACTGAAGAGTATGATCATACAGGTGACGCTATTGTATATGGTGATACTGATAGTTGCTATTTCACAGCCAATCCCATGCTTATCCGAGATCATGAACTTCGTCAGGCTTGGAACAAAGATGTAGCAGTAAAGGTTTACGATCAACTGGGCGAAGCAGTAAACGCTAGTTTTCCTGAGTTCTTACAGCGAGCATTTCATTGTCCTCCGAATAGAGGTAGTATCATCAAGGCAGGTCGTGAATTAGTGGCAGATCGTGGATTGTTCATCACTAAAAAGCGTTATGCTGTTAACATCTATGACAAAGAGGGAAAGCGTAAAGATACAAATGGTAAGATGGGCGACATTAAAGCAATGGGTCTTGATCTTAAGCGAGCAGATACTCCAAAGTATGTTCAAGAGTTCTTGATGAAAGTATTAACTCAGGTATTGGCCGGTTCTGATAGAGATTCTGTGGTTAGCATGATTACAGAGTTCAAGCAAACGCTCAAAGAGCAAGCAAGTTGGACCAAGGGTAGCCCAAAAGGTGTTAATAAACTATCGTTGGTATCATGATCAAGAGCGTAAGAGCAAAACAGGTAAGTTCAATATGCCTGGTCATGTTCGAGCGGCTATTAATTGGAATTATCTTCGTGAAATGAACGGCGATAACTATAGCACCAAGATCATGGATGGCATGAAGATTGTGGTTTGTAAGCTAAAAAATAATGCTCTAAACATGACAAGTATTGCTTATCCCACTGATGAGCTTCGCTTGCCCGAATGGTTTAAGAGTTTACACTTTGATGACTCAGAAATGGAACGAATATTGGTTGATGAGAAGATAGAGAATCTCTTGGGAGTACTCAAGTGGAATCTTAGAGAGGCCACTGATGTTAGAAGTACTTTCAACCAACTCTTCCAATTCTATTGATTTCAAGCAGCAAATATACTATACTAACAACATTAATACAAGGATTACACAATGAAGGATCATCTTCAAGACATTATTTCTCATACCAGTGCTTTAGGCTTTATTGATTTAGTAAAAATCACAGGAACAGACAAAGAAACCAAAATTAACGCTATTGCTGAAGATAGAAACGTTATTCTTGAAGCAAAATTTAAAAATCCACACTCAGATTTCATTGGCTTATTTGGAATGCCTAATCTTTCAAAGCTTAGAACTATTCTTGGATTTCAAGATTATGCTGAGAATGCCAAGATTTCAATGACTCGTGAAACAAGAAACGGTGAGACTATTCCTACGAGCATTCACTTTGAAACAGCGACAGCAGACTTTATCAATGATTATCGTCTTATGTCACAAGCACTTGTTGAAGAACGAGTCAAGCCAGTTAAGTTTGCTGGAGCTACTTGGAATGTTTCATTTGAGCCAACCAAGGACAATATTCAGCGTCTTAAAAGACAGGCAAGTGCCAATAGTGAAGAAATCTTATTTACAACCAAGACCGATAATGGTAACATCAGAGTTTATTTTGGCGATGTCAGCACTCACAGCGGCAACTTTATCTTTGCCCCATCTGTAGCAGGTACATTAAATCGTGCTTGGAGCTGGCCCGTAAAGCAATTTCTTGGAATCATGGATCTCATTGGAGATAAGCGAGTTCATATCAGTGATCAGGGCGCTATGCAAATCACTGTGGATAGTGGGCTTATTGATTATGTATATCTTCTTCCAGCACAGCAACGATGAGCGCAAGAGTAATTTTTGATGCCAATATCGTTGGAGGTAAGGGAATCATGATATCGGGCGGATCAACAATGCCTTATATTGGATTTGGACAGTCATCTGGTAACATGAGATTCAATTCTAATTCTCAGAGACTTGAAATCTATGACGGATGTGCCTGGCATAGCCCTTCAAATTCATCTATAACCATTGAATTTACGCCTGAGATTCAGAGTGCTCTTGAGTGGGTTTGTCGTCAACAAGAAAAAGAAAAAAGAATTCAAGAATTAGCCAAGAAAAATGCTAGTGTTGAATTTGCTCTTAAGGATTTACAACAAGCAGAAGATCGTTTACAAATAGTAACTATTCTAGCAGACAGCAAAATTGGACAAACTAATGATTGATTTACCAGTTATACAATCTAGACAAGATCGTGCTCGTAGAGTTCTTGATGAATGTAAAGTAAGCATTAAGCATAAGCAACGACTATTAGGCTTTTTTCGTGCGTCATTTAAGATCGTTGTTACTGATGAATCAGATCTTGATATCAGTATCATTAAACAGGCTATTAAAAAACTAGAATCAGAGTATCGTCCCAAAGACGATAGTCTTAAAGAATGTCATTCTCTTGCTGATAAACTTTTTAGTATATTAGCATTGAGTTACATCGGTGATATCACTATTTCGGTAAGTGGTTCGGGCGAAACAGGTGTCACTGTACATTATCCATCCACCCGACCACATCTTTCAATTTCAATTTAATCATGTCAAAAAAGAAACTTAGTTCCTCAGTTACCACTACCAATCATCCTATTTTTGAAGAGCTTGAGCGATATTTAGACTTTTGTCGATCATATGGCTATCGATATGATGAGCGGGATATCAATAACATGCGTAGCTATGCCTATCAACAATATCAGAAGTTTTTGAAAAACAAGCCAACTAAAAACATGTGGGAAGAAGATGCTCGACGTTTAGATGCTAATATCTAAATAGTTATTTCCAAATCAATTAGTTCATGACTAAGTATCTTGAATAGGAAACTAATCATGAACTTTTTGATTTTGAACAGGCTAAAGCAAGAGAACAAAAAAATAGGAATAACGTTTAGTACCTTTGATCTTTTGCATTGTGGACATGTTGCTATGTTAGCAGAAGCAAAAAATCACTGTGATTATCTTATTGCAGGATTACAAACTGATCCCACAATTGATCGTCCCGAGATTAAAAATAAGCCTATTCAAACCGTTTTTGAACGACAGATGCTATTGGCTTCTTGTAGATACGTAGACGATATAGTGGTCTATCAAACTGAGCAAGATCTAAGAGATATAATTCTTACATTACCAATCGACGTTCGTATCTTAGGAGTCGAATATCAAAATCAAGAGTTTACTGGGAAAAAAGAATGTAGTGATCGTGAGATTCGCTGTATTTTTAACTCTAGAGATCATTCATTCAGTTCAAGTTCGCTTAGAAAGCGTGTAGTAGAAGCAGATAACTCGATCAGAGATCAGCGTTGGTAACAATTTATGCAACAGAGAACAAGATCATGAACGATAAACAATGGTTAGATAAATTACATCATGCTTATCAAGTATATTCTATTACTCACAACGGTGAATCAGTAGAGCATTTTATTACTTGGTTGTATCAACAATATGGGATTCTCAAGCCCGAGATTGTTGTACCCAATAGAATGAGTACAATTAAATCATGAGTTGGTATTCATATCGTCCAAGAATTGAGATATCATTGACTGATTTACATATGATATTTGTTCCCGAACAACCAAGCGTTCAGCAGTGTATCCTTGATACTTATCGAGCAGCCAAAGAGTACGCATCCGAATGTATTGACAAATTCGAAGATTTAGAGTATTATCTACTGTATGAATATGGGGTTTTTCACGTCGTACCTTATAACACAAAGAGTTTTATTTCCATGTCTGACGTGAAGAGCAAACTTAACATGCTATGGGGCGAAAACTCCATGTTAGAAGAACTATTATGACATTCAAAAAAATTGGGTTTGCTTGTAAGATTTCATCTCTAGACCCTAAAAAAGGAATAGTTTCTATTCCTGAATTCAACTCTAAATCAACCACAATCAGTTGGCTTAATAGACAGTCTCGTGATGTTGCTGTGGAGAAGTTATGGGATTTAATGAAGTACAATATCCAAGCAGTCAAACAAGCGGTTACGTGGATTGGTAATCTAGAAGAAAATCTCAGAATGTTTCGACTGTCAAGCGAAATGTTCCCAGCATACACTGAGGCAAATTGGTCGTGGTTTTGGAAACAATCTGATGTTCAGGCTTATGCTGAGCGTCATCTAAAAACTGTTGGAGATATCGCTAGACAGCGTAATGTTCGACTTAGTTTTCATCCTGGTCAATACACTGTACTTGCCAGCGCTAATCCCAATATAGTAAATAAGAGTATTGAGGAGTTTGAATATCATGTGGATTTGGCCCGTTGGATGGGGTATGGAAAAGAATTTCAGGACTTTAAAATCAACGTCCACATCGCGGGTAAAGCCGGTACCCAAGGTATTCGAGCAGCACTTACAAGATTGTCTCCAGAAGCAAGAAACACAATTACCATCGAAAACGAGGAAATAAGTTATGGACTCGATGATTGTCTTCAACTTAGTGATGTTGTGCCTATTGTGCTCGACATACATCATCATTTTATTCGCGAAGGTGAGTACATACAAAGAACTGACCCTCGTATCCAGTCTATTATTCGTAGTTGGCGTGGGGTTAGGCCTGTTATCCATTATTCTATCAGTAGAGAGGATCTATTGGTAGAACATAGTCCTGATGTTCTACCCGATCTCAATTCGTTGCTAGAATCTGGATTCAACAAGCAAAAATTAAGAGCTCATTCGGACTTTATGTGGTCAAACTCAGTTAATGAATGGGCAGCGACTCATTGGGAATGGGCCGATGTAATGGTGGAAGCAAAGGGTAAGAATCTAGCTAGTTTTAAATTGTTTGAGTCTTGGAAAAATTTACAATGAAGCCATGTGACGTTTTATCAAGAAAAAGAAATTAATGCTATGTTTGAAATATTTAAAAATCTATTTGCTAAACGAGAATCTGTTAAAAGTAAAACAGAAACTCCCGCTAAGCGATCACCAGCAACTAGAAAAAAGAAAGAATCAACTGAAAAATCTAAACTTACAGAGAAAGAAATAGCCACTAAAAATGGAGAACCCTGGATTTCTATTCTTAGAGTAGAAGTTAACCCTGAGAATATCAACAACGGATCTTTTGAGTTAGATTGGAATGATAAGTTTGTTTTGAATTTGATACGATCAGGCTATAAGATTAGAGAAGATGATACTGACTCGATGATTGTGGATCGATGGTTTCAGACGGTCTGTCGCAATATTGCATTGGAAGTTTATGAGCAAGAGCAAGCGGATCCGGACAACAGAGGGGATTTAAGACAGATTAGACGTAAAGATATTGGAAACGGTCGTTCCGAAATCAGTTGACATTTTGTCAAGTTAGATGTACAATACACACTCAGACACTACAAGTTATTATTATGAAATATATTATAATTGACACGGCAAATCTCTTTTTCAAGTCTCGACACATTGCTAGTCGTAGCTCTAGCGAATGGGAAAAAGTGGGCATGGCCCTTCATCTAACACTAAGCGGAATACAAAGCATTGTTAGAAAATTCGGAGATCAGAATCAGCATGTTGTATTTGCATTAGAGGGTAGAAGTTGGCGTAAGGATTTCTATGAGCCCTACAAGCGTAATCGTCAGGTAAAACAAGCAGCACTGACTCCTGCTGAACGGTCTCTAGACGAGTTATTTTGGAAAACATACGATGAATTTAACAACGTTTTTACGAGGATCTACAAATACTAGTGTTCTTCA